CCGCCTTATTAGAAGCGGTTTATAGGGTTGGCTTTTCTGGCCAAATGACGTCATTTGGATTGGAAAAGTTTTGGGGTAAATCGCGAAGCGCTTGACGGTACGCTGCAAACGCAAGCTTCTTTTCATCTGTAATTGGAGCATCACCCACTTGAGTAAAATCCGTCTCCATAAGCTTTGAATGACGCTCTGCTCGAATAAGTTCCCATAGAGCCTCATGTTCAGCCTCTAGGCAAATCTCTGAAGCTCGATCTTCACTAAAGCCCATTTCGATCAAAATGCCTAGTTCTGCGGGCACATTGTAAAGTGTCTCTCCATTAGAATAAGTCAACTCTTTGATATAGTAACTCATGTCGCCCTCAGTCTTTTGTTACATAACGTTTATCGTTATCTAACGTATAAGCTAGACAACGCTCTTCATAGTCAGGGCCAAGAAATGGGTCATCTATATGATACGCCTTAACTTTCCAGTCAATTTCATAATTTGCCGGCGAAGATATTCCTGCTGACACCTCCCCCTCTTCTCGGCTATACCACAACTGATTATTGAAACTTTTTCTTACGTGATAAGTCAGCCCGCCTCTGAGGTAACACCCACTTCTCAGACCATGGTTTACGACCTGTCCAGAGATAAACCCTGAATATAAAGGCTTAGTACCGTCAATGGGGCGAGCAATACATTTCATGCCAAACTGAACGGCTCGGACAGTTTTTCGGTAGGTTTGAAAAAGTCGTTTGATGGTCAGATAATTTGCATCCCCACTTAATGGGTATCCCGCGCCTTCTATTTGCAGATTTAACCCTGCAATAAAAACATTCCTTGTTCCGAAAGGATCTAGATTTCGGTCTTCCAAGTACCTTCTTGAAATAGTGATTCTTGATCCTCCCTCTTCATTACCTGGCATTTTCCACCAGACTGGATAAAAATAGTCGGTACTCAACCCCGTCAAATCAATCACCGACTCATAGACACTTTGACCATTAATATCTTTTGCTTGAACTTCGCCACGCCAACGCTCAAAGCTATCTTTGGCTTCAACAAATGTTTGATCAATCTCCCCCATTTTACCTGCCACTTCTTGCGACAACGCTTGTGAAGCTGCTGTCTGCTCTGCCGAAGTTCGCTGTAAATCTGTAATCTTTTGTTCAATACTCATTAACCCAGCTCCGTTCTTAGCCGCTCACTCAGCAACAAATGCTGGTGAGCTATTTTAATTTGTGTTGTTCCTAAAGAGATCGTTGCGATAGCAGCGGTCAGCACCTCTTCAGACATCAGTAAATTCACATTCTCGGTCCCGACCTCGATTGTCACGCTGCTGCTCGGCAGTGGCGACACATCCAGTGTGAACTTCTGTAACCAACTCGAATTCGCCGATTTGTATGTCAGTAATGTATTCGGGGCGGAATACACCGCCAACAAAGTACCGGATTCTAAAAAGAACCCCACTTCACGAACTTCATATTCTTGGCTGCCTTTGAATACGGCGCCCATTCTCAATTGTGTTGGGCTGAGCTCCTCCCAATCTAAAATGACTTCGCGTTGAAGTTCGTTTTTCAACGCCTTCTGATCTGTCGTCGGTGTATAACTACGATCACCAACGGCAATGTATTTAATTGCCCCTTTTAGCCCTTGGTGACGAGCGCTAATAAGCTCAGCGAGCCCCGCATCGGTGTATTGCACGATATAACTCATCCTACTGCTCCAAATTCAAAATCAGTTGTAAAAATTAGGCGTGTGGCTGCGCACCAATACAGAGGAGCAAAGCCTGATGATGCTTTAATGTTACCGCTGCAGTGATCGTCTTTCGCAATAACGCTATGTTGCTTCACCGCTGAAAATTCAAACCCAAATTCAGCGCCAAGGGCCATAATGAAATCAACCGTGTCTCGCTCAGACTTAGTGCTCTCAATACGACTTAAGACTCGGGTTGTCGCCGCCTTATCAAGCGGCTGGTTTCGTTGCCATGCGATACATTCAATATGATACGGCGCGTGTCTTGGTTGCATTTGATGCCAAGGTGTCACTTCCACATCACAATCAATCGCATCCAATGCAATAGACAAACCAAATCGCGTTCCTGCTTTTCGATGAATATCAAACGCCTTATCCACCGTTTTACGTTGACTTTCTAGCGTGTCTTTTGGCTGCCAATCCGTTACACCTCGCTCACCCGCAAGCAAAGCCACAAAGGTTTTATCCGTCAATAGGGGTTGTTTGATGTTGGGATACGGACAAAAAGTGGATTGAATAAGTTCTGTCCAAGCAAACTCCAAAGCCTCTTCAATAAGAGAAGCATTATTGGGCTGGACCGATAGAAACGCCTTATTCAGAGCGGACATTCACCATCACCTCCGTACAATGTGGCGCTTCATCCCAAGCGCACAACACATCAACTGCCGGTGCTTGAACCTTGGCCCGTTTCGCACCCAGCTCATAAAAGATATGGGCCACTTCTTCCCGGTCAATGATGCCGCCAAGCCTTTGTGCTTTTTCGGCAAACTGCCAAGCCACAACGACCGCCGACTCTTTTTCGACCTCATTGTTGGGATCCGCTCCTGTAAAAAGCGTCACTTCAATTTGATAAGGTTTAGGCGTTGCCGCTTTTACCGTGACCTCATCCGACTCTTGCGCTATGTCATCACGGTTTAAGTATTGTCTTGCTCTTTCAAGCAATGCCGCACTTGGAACACCATTGGGTGATGTGCGGCTTAATAACGCCACACAAACTTTGCCTGAATTAGGTTCTAGCATCCTAGCTTGCGCATCTTTGATAGGGTTAGGTAAGGAGGTTTCAGGAAACTCATAACGCATTACCAGAGCATCTTTTTCAGAATTCACCGTAATGGTGGGCCGCTCTTCTAAAGTCATGGCATGAAAACGATAACCAAGCCGAGTGCCCGTTGTATGAAACTGGAAAGGCGCTAAATCAAAACGCTGAAGCAGGCTTTGATTAGACTCCATGACTGCAGGCTTTGTGGGAAAAACCGTATCATCACCGGCTTCTATGACCTGACGCTTTAAACTGTATTGCAACGCCAACAAATCTACCATTTCGGTATCGGTCACGTACTTACGAAACATCTGCAAAGCTTGATGATTCTGCTCTCGTATTTCAGCGGTTCGTTTTAAGACAAACGCTTGTGTCACCTGTGCGAGAAGCTCACCTTGATTATTAAAAGCTTCACGTAAGTGCTTCGCTTTATCTTCATCTCGCTGAGCGCAATATTTCACCGCAAAATTGATGTATTCATTCAGCAAAGATTCAAAGTTAGGCTCACTGAAAGCTTGAGGTTTATTACTCATAATGCACCACTCAATTGCAGAGGTTCCCCGCGCCATGTTCCCGAGACTTTCACTCTAAATCCATTCAAGTGTGGGATTGCTTGGCACTGAATACCTTGATAATCCGTTAACCCATTCAATGGGTTGGATAAAGCCTCTAGCGTTAGATTTTGAACTATCATGGCTTCGGTGGGTGTCTGCTGCTTTCCCAAACGCGAGACCGCTCGATTTCCAACACCTCGACGTTTTACTCGTGAACTGACTTCTGTCGTTAATACTTTTGTAAAACGACAGTTCAAGGCACTGGCTCCGGTTACGGTTTTTCCTGTTTTAGGGTCAATACCAATCATTGCTGTTGCTCCGTTGGCTTGGTTTTCGCAGGGCCAGGGAGTATGCCTGGATGATCGTGCTCGTTATAAATCTCTCGGTCAGCTTGCATCGAACGAGTATGATCGGTGACCTCTCCTGTTGCTTGGTAATCCCCGTCTTGCCAAGTATCACCATAGATCTTCATGCCCCCTGGATACCGGCAAACAATAGAGCCGTCATCGAGGTTATAAAGCTCTGACATACCGTTACCGTAATTGGTCATCACCTCGTTATCTTTAACGGTTGGGCTTTTAAATTGAGTAGAGGGTAATCCCATTAACGCCACGGCATTGTTTAAGCTGTCTCCGCTTCCCAAGTTAATCAATAAACACTGCTCGTTAACTGAAGGGCGCCGATATTGGCTGACTCTTCCTGCAGCAAGCACAAAAAAAGGGATCCTCTTTACTAGATTATCCCCTGTCTGAATATCGACGGTATTTGCCTCGGCTTTCACAACAACACCTAAGCGCAGTAAATTGGCTGACGCGCGATTGTTCTCTTCTAGTTCTTCATGTAACTCAAGAACCTTCTTCTCTAATGCGCTCACATGTTTTATAAGCTTGGCTAGCATGGTCGCAGCCCCCGTCTATGTAATGCCAGCTTTCTTCCACTGGGCCTAATCGAATACGCTGTTTCATCGTCACGGTTCGTGCAAACACACCATTTTGTGGATCAAACTTACTCGGTAGATTAGACACCACCATCGCGCCATCCAAATCACTCGGAGCGCCAAATCGCTCATGCAGTAATTCACGCTCGACACGCGTTGAAGCGTCCAACGCTTCCAAATCGAAGCCATCCATGGAGATAGGCACTTCAACCAAGAACCTCAATTCAATATCATGAAGGTGACGCCCATCGTTGGCATATTCATTAACCGGCTCGGCTTCGCCAATGTGATAACTGATAGTGGTATTGGCCAACTCAACCGCTTGGCGTCGATAAACCGTATCGACTTTAAGCGCAAGCCGCTGCTCTAAGTGATTGACCACCACTAAGACCCACTCACGCGGCGATCGAAAGAACGTATTTGAATTCACGATGAAAAAACGCCTCAAATTTACGATTAATATCAGGCAAGTAGTTCTCAACAATCGAATCCACATCATCTGCAATGTCGATTTCGACTCTTTCGATGACGGTTCTTGCCTTGCCACGTCTTCGCCATACCAAAAGCTGATCGCTGTCCATCGGAGAGATAAACGCGCCAGCAAAGAAGTGCTCACCAACACGGACGCCCAAGCGGTTTTGAACAGGCTTCCCCAGTCGGTGAACGCCAATGTCACGCACACCAATCCACAACTTCGACACACGACCGTTTTTGTACACTCGAAATCGCGAACGCAGGGCTTTGTTATCAATACTAAGTTCGTAGCCAAGCTCTGCCATAGATACACCTCGTAACCATCTAGAGGTGAGCGAAGCCGCTCGAAGTACCGCTTTCGGAATTTCTTCTTCAAACGCTTCATAACGACGAATAAACTCAGTATCTAAAAGCAATTGGGAACGGCTAGAATTCAGACCACTCATGCTTCGCACCTTGGGTATCTAATACCAGAACATATTCCCTCATGAGCTGACTTGTGGCATTAGGGCTTTTAGCTGCAGCATCAAAAACTAGCCGGTAGCGTTTATCGCGATAAAGCAAGGTACAACTTTCGGGGAGCTCAGAATCCGTAGCCAGTAAATGCACTTGATTCACACCTTTCTCGTGACGTCGGATATATCCGATCACTTCAATCTGCTTCCCTTGTGGTGTCATCACAAAAAGAGGACGACCAAAACAGCGTTGGATAGATTCACGAATAAGACGTCGAGCCGATTCGAACTCGCTCATCACAAGTCGTTAAGTCACAAACTCAGTGAGTATGCCGCCAGTCAGCAGCACACCACTATCAATGAAAACCCCAACCGGTTGAGACACATCTCCCGATGCCGTGGGCTTTGTCTTGGTAAACTCACCATTTTTGAAGTAAGCAGCTTCAGATTCAAAGCTCACGCTATCCCCCGCTTTAATCGGGCCATCAAAATGGCCTTGTGTATAACACACCGCCGTATCACCGGCTGCTGCCG